TTACTTCCTCTTTTAAAGTTCGGTTTCTGGTGGAGAGTACTTATCTTTCCACTCTATCGCTTGTTCTTTCGTGATGTGTTCGCCACCGTCTAGCAGGCCAGTGAATAGGTACTGGCCGTTTAATACGGTAGGCTTACACGTTGCGCTCATTAACTCATCAGCTACAGATTGATCGCTGATTAGTGTGTATGCGTACACTGGTTGCGGTTCTTCGTATTGTTCTTCCATTATGCGACCCTTAGTAGTTGCTTGACTGATATGCTATCAACGCCTATTGTTGAAACCGTTGTGTTTCTAATAAACAACCTAGTAGCTCCGGATGCTGCCGTGATTAAGTCTTCTTGGAAGGTACCATCTGATACCCTATTAGTGCCTTGCACTCCCTCTAGCTGAATCCTGATGCTTCCTTGCGAGTACTGACTAATATTAATATTTGTTCTGTATTCCGTATTGTACGAAAACCCTATGTCTTGCGTTATATTGTTAAATGCAGGGGTTGAAGAAAACTCAGCAACGCCTCCAGATATTGTTATTGTTGGGTCTGTCAGCGTCCAGTTATCAGGAGAATCAAATCCTCCATTAACAACCAGCTCCTGCCCCAAGTAATCACCATCACTTTGCTTATCAAACAATCCCCAGCCGCCAGATGGGTTTACGAGGGTTCCGTTGTTACTTCCCACACTATCAGCAATAACATTAGAGTTATCATTTATAGACCAGTTGTGTATTAGTGTGCCGTTGTCTGTAATGCGGACGTTTGCGATGATGCCATCAAGCACGAACTCGACAATTGATTTTCTAGCACACAAAAGATCAAGCACAAATGGGGCGCTAGACGTTCCGCTACCTGACTGGCTTCCATTGACAAATATAGTCACGCTGGTGCCTATTTTAACAATACGGACATGGCGCAGGATATTGCTAGTAAATACATCGCCATCTGTAAAAGTCGTGTTGCCTGTGCTATCTCGTGCGAATACGTCGTTCGCGTTTATGAATATGCCATTATTATTATTATCAGCTGAATTTCCCAAAACCATATTAGGAGCTGAAGCGCTGCGAGATAATGCGTCAAACTCAATCTCAAAATCCCCACTCAACGTAACAGGCTGCGCTAATTGCACATACTCCTGAACGCCGTCGAAGAAGTTGAAGTGGCGTGTTTGAGGTATAAAGCCACCTCCCCGCCTAATTGGGTCGGGGAGTTCTGGATATAACTGCTGAGGTTCTGGGTATCTCATTATTGCCCCTCATATTGAGCAATAAAGTGCGTAGCCCCTGCGATATTTGCCAGTGTTAATTGCGTAGCCACAACCTGCCCGGCTGCTGCTGGAGCGTCTTGGTTGTTGTTGTTGTAATCCGCTGCATCAAAGCTACCGTTTGGAACCTCACGGAATCGTAGCGGGCGAATCTCTGACGATGCCTCAAACAATACGGTGCCAGCGGTAACGGTTGCCAGCGGCGTATTTTCGTCAACGTCTGCGGTGTTAAAGAATCGAATAGACCACTGGTGCGTTCGAATAGCTCGATCAATGCCAGTGATTACATAGGAATTAGTGCCAGATTGGATCGGCACGACAATATTTGTGCTGCCATCAGCACGGAAGTTTTTAATAGTAGCCATACGTCACCTAAAAGGCCGGGCGTGCTATGCAGAGGCCCGGCGCATGGTTTATTGGGCTGGGTTTGTTACCAGCTCTTTTTGCGCGGTCAGTTCTTCAATTTCTTTCTTCAGAGCTGCATTCTCTTTCTTCAGAGCTGCAACTTCTTTGGAAGCATCGGCGCCTAGCTTAGCTTTGGCAGCGGACAAGGAGCGAACCTTGCCGTGGTAGCGCTTGGCAGGTAGACCGTTTTCATCCACCTCCAGCTCTACCACACTGCCAATTTTAGCCATGCCGTTTTCATCGTTGTCAGAAGACTTCATGAATAGGTTGAACTTAACAACCTCAAACTTTTCAGTCTTTGCTTTAGACTTAGCCATTGATTGCTCCTTATGCGTTAGGGTTATCAGTGGTAGCGTAAAGCACACCGGATCGACCCTGGAAGTCAGACTTAACAATGAAGCCTAATGCCATCCAGTTATCATAGATGAAATCATCATTCCAACGCAGACGAGTTACCATTTCAGTACTCAGTGCCATACCAGAAACAGGCATGAAGTAGCGCTGATCCAGAGGCATTGCAATGATGCTGTTGCCAGTCAGGATGCTGGTCTGCTTGATAGCACCAACCTGTTCTAAACGGCGCAGTTCATTCAGGATAGTTACCTGAGAACCAGAGTCATCACTGTAGAAGCGCTCGAAGTTAGACAGGATTTCACGAGACACATAGAACGTGATTGGAGCAACAATGTTGTTCGTAATCATGATCGCGTCACGCAAAGTCTTGAAGTTCGCACGAATATCAGCACCAGTTGCGCTTGAGCTGGTAAAGTCGAAGTTCTGACCGCCAGTGCCCAGGTCAATCTGAATGGTGTTAGCATCGCCGAAAATACCATTGTAGGTAGTTCCGTTGAATGTCTCAGTACCACCGTTCAACATGTAATCAACTACGTTCTGACGCAGAGTACGTACAGTTTCGCGCTGATCGTCTACCATCGCGTCAAAGCCTTCTGACTGGAAGGATAACGCTTCACGATAGCTGCGGCGGAATGCAGTACTGTGAACAGGCACGATGCTCGATTCGTAGGTGTAATCTACTTTGTCGCCCAGCACTGGAGCTTGGCCAGTCAAGTGACGAGTGTAGTTACCTGCGTCTGAAGCCTGACGGTATTCGTATTTGATCTTGCCGAAATGAATTGACTTGGCTTGACCCATTACGTCATTCAGGATCACATCACCTTCGTCTGAACGGAATTCGTCCACAGTGATATCATCCATGAAGCGCCATACATCTTCAGGAATACGTGCAGCTTGGTTAGCGGCCATGCCAGACTGCTTCATCATAGCGTGAAGCGCCAGCTCTTGGTTGTTAGCCATTTCACGGCGAGCAATAAGCTCTTTATATTGAGCCTCCATCGCCATCTTGTTTTGAGAGTTGGTCATCAACTCTTTTTTGAATAACATGCTCATTTAATCAGCTCCTTATGATACTAATTTCTTAGCACGAACCAGCGCGTCGGAGCCAGTTACGTTGATGATTTCAGCGGACAGGAAGATAGCGTCAGACAAGTCGGCATTACCAATCTTGAATGTTCCATCGCCATTTGATGTCAGCGGCGTGTTCATTGCTGTGATGTTGTTACCAGCGTTAACCAGTACATTTACATACTCACCATCACGAACCTGAATGCCGTATACAGTGTCGCCATCTGTGTACGCATCATCAGTGGTCTTTTGCTCCAGATAGTTCTCTTGAGCAATGATCGGTGCAGCCTTAGCGTCGGCCGTTGCATTTGGAATGAAGTTGCCGGAAGCATTCAAGCCAATCAGCATACCAGGAAGCAGACCAGCATTCTCAGCAGGTGCTTCTAAAATCTGAGGGCTTACCTTTTCGTTAGGCCCAAGAAAAATTACGTGTTTACCTTTAGCAGCCATGATAAGCCCCCTTAGTCTGGAATTTCAGTAGAAAGTTGATCTTGACCGCCTTCGTGCTGGTAGGCAGAGTTCACGCTGTAGGCTTGGCCGCTGTTAGCAACGATAGATTCCAGAATCTCAACTGGGGTGTCTTTCATTTCTTCAGGCTCTTTACCAAGCGCTTTAGCAGCATTGGTCATAAGGCTGTTCATTTTAGCCTCTTTTTCCTTCTCTGCTTTTTCGTACATGGCGTTGTACTTTTCGTCCATTTTGTCCATGCGGTTAGCCATTTCTTCAACGGAGCTGGCCATTTTATTCATAGCCTCATCCATTTTGCCCATGCGCGCATTGACGTCCATAGCGGTGTCTTTGCCAGCTTTCATGGCGTTACCTGCAAAAGATTTGAAGTCACTATCGGACATGCCCTCTAGCTCCTCCTTGGTCTTACCGCAGTTAGCAGCTAAAAGCTGTTCGATAATAAAGTCTTTCATTTCGCCTTCTTCCTCTTGTGAATTTGGCATGATAGTTGCGTCGTTGTTATTGTTACCTACTGGCACAAGCTTTGCAAGCATGTCAAGGATTTTACTTATAGTTCCTTTATCTGCTGGCAGTTCAATTTCAATTTCGTCGTCTTCATCTTCCATAAGCCCTTGTTTTTCCTCATTAAGATTACAAACAATGACTTCGCTTGTCTGACCTTCTGCATTGGCAAAAATGCCGACACCTTTTTCAGGGGTTGCCGCGCCCGGCTCATCAAGCAGGATTGCAACGTGGTCAAACTCCATGTTTCGGGCTATCCAGGTGTACTCATCACCGTCAGCATTGACGCCTGACACTTCATCTTTTGTCAGCATCAGTCCGGTTGATACATGGATTGGCTCGCGTGAGGATTCCATATATTGGATACGGTCAAGAAGTTCAGGGCCTCGCTTACACCCCTTCGCCTGATCGACATTAATCACAATATCCATCAATACTTCATTGCCACGCTTTGTTACATTGCGATTGACTGCGCCAACATAGAAGTTTTGCACAGCCTGCCCGCTCTTGGCGCTAATGAAGTTACCGCTTGCATCAGTAGGGTGTCCAAGTGGCGCCAGTGTCTCATCAATTGACAGATATGATCTATCAATATCTTCAGAGGAGTAAAGGCCGCCATTCATGACAACATCGTCACGAATAGGGCACACATTGCGCAGCACGATCTCGCCGCGCTTTTCATCCCGGTATACGTTTTTAGCATTGACCTGAGTCAACACGTTACAACGTAGCTTTTGATTGCCTTTCATTTTGAAATACTCTATTTGCTGTAATCGTTTATCGGCCTCTTCTTTTGATGAATAGCCTTTTGATATCCTCTTGCCTTCTTCCGAGTAGACAAACCACTTGCCACCCTCTTTACGAACCACGTTGGCTTGAATGTTGTTTGACTTGTCTTTGTCGGCAGCTTTCATCTGATCGTATAGCTTGCGGAACCATGACATTCCAGGTCTACCGCCCCACAGCATGGCAGAGGCATAGGCATGGCTATCTTTAGGCTCATCTAGGAATCGTTCATTTCGCCCCCAAAATCTATTGCCTTTTCTTGCCCACTCAGGACTTACGCTTGACCCAGAGGCAAGCTTTCTTGCCATTGACACGGTTGAGGCTTCTAATCCTTTTCCAGTCTTTCCTTCTTTATGGAGTTCAAGGCCGCGCTTATATGCCTTCCTTACCGTTTCAGGAGGCGAGAAGTTTATGTGAGAATACTTTGGCATGATTTATGCGTCCGGCAATATTTATGCCAGTTTACATAATGATCGGGAATAAAAAAAGCCCTGCTGGGGAACAGGGCTAAAAGGTTTTTTACACTTAAGGAGAGCAATGAATCAATCGAGTGAGAATGATTGCAGTTGCTCGTCCACCATATCACGGATTAAGTGCATGTCAATCCTAATCATCCCATTCAACGTGAATGTGATTGCTTTCAAGTATCACCTGAAACCTTCCAAATGCATTACTGTACTGACTAAGCTTGTCAGATAGCCTACGCGCCGCCTCTTTTCCTTTATCCTTAAAGTATCTTGTTCTGAGATCAATAGCATACCCACTATAATGCAAAGATCCTGCAGAGTGAGACAGATCAAAAACACCATCAAGATCATGGTACCTTCCATCAAACTCAGTCCCACTTGTTATTACGCACTCATGGCCAAGATCAAGCCATATCTCTTCAGCGTGCTTCATTGCGTGGCGCATTACTCTTTTGATGCCATCAAGACTAGCATTTGCCTTTATCTTCACTTTAACAACTCCTTAAGGCTGCGGTTTTGGTTGTTCAGGAATTGCAACAACTCCTGAAGGTTCTTTATTTCATCACCAGCAAAACAGATTTCTCCTTCTGGTGATGCTGTAGGGTACTTGCCAGGGTAATCAATCAATAGGCTATCTGGCACATCCGGTGTTACTTGAACAGGAATATTAACAGCCTTGTAAACAACTTCAGGCTCTTTTACTTCCTTTGATGAGCAGCCAGTATCGAGAAAGCCACACACCCAGAGAACAGAACCAGCACGCCGATACACTGTAGAGATATTTCAAACAGCTCAGCCAAATCAATTCTTGATGTTTTCATCTACCCACCTGTTGAACTCTTGTGATGATCGGGCAGGCTTTATATCAGGCGTGGCGAATTTTGCAATGGCCATGCTGACAGCGCTATCGATCTTGCGCTTACATGTGCGCTTGATTTCAGGTATTGACTGACTAAGCTGGTCACGGCCGGACTCGCATAGCGACTTCTCAGACTCTAGCAATGCAATCTTTCTCAATGCCAAGTCATGCTCAATAACCTGATCATCAATGACCTGCTGAAGATCGTCAGACAGGTTTCGGTAATGCCATGCCTGATACCCGGTGGCCAGAATGACAACTACCAGCAGAGCATGTATCGGGTATTTGCCCACTAATTGCGTAAACTTTAGAAAGCCTGTCATTTCTTACCACCTTGAATACACATCAATACGGTAGACTCGGCATTAATTCCGGCCAGGGTGCGGAGATTGTAATTCATTGCGTACTGGGCCGAGTGAATGCTTGGAAGAGGCTGGTTAGGCTCAAGATACATTTCTGATAGCTCTTTGAATTGGCCCTCTAGTATGCGGTGATTATCTCGTCCGTCCTTAAAGTGTAGGTTTGCGTTCATTCCACACCATCCAGCTTCGCAATATTATCCTTCATCAGCTTAACCTTTGGTGCCAGGTGACGGTATAAGTCACACACTCGATACTGAGATAGCGCCATAATATCCAGCTCACCAATGCAGTGCCCGGCTATCTGAACCTCTGCAAACATGAATGATCCGTTATCAGTGGCGTCAACCAAGTCAACTGAGTGACCCAGTAGATCGTTGATTAGCAGGTGCATCACCTTTTTTTCAATATTCATATTGCTCCCCGATTTTAGATATTTCCGAATTCACTGAGTCAATAGAAGTCTTTATTATGGATCGCTTGTAATTGCTGGTAGCAACCATATCTCCAATTTCAAGTGAGTAAGGTTTTTCTATCTTTTCCTTAACTGACAGTGCGCTTTCTCTAAATGCATTAGCGATGGCCTTTCTAAATTTTTTTCTTTTAGTGCCATCAGGGTCAAAAAAATCACACCATTCAGAAAGAGACTCTTCTTTTTTTCTAATCATTTCTTCATGAGGCATGCAAAAATAATCTTCGCAAGCCTTTCTGCACTCTTCAATTGACCTTCCATTTACAGGCATTAACTCACACTCATCATACCAAGATGCAACACCTGTAGCGTATGAGTCCTTAGAGCCATCACCATACTTTTGGTAATAACTGTATTTTACGTAGGTTATTACATCGCTGTTGAAATGAGACTTTGAGTGCTCATATATCGGCCTTATGTAGACCTCGTCCCCAGTAGCGAATCTTTGCCCTTTAGGCTGCTTTCCACTATCCATTATTACTCTCCATATCAGCCCTTACTACCCGCTCGACATAAGCGGACATGTTAGGCTGTTTCGTTATGTGTAGTCTTACGTCCGGAGCAAGCTTGGTGCCCCAGTATTTCTTCTTCTCTGATTCCGGCTTTTTTGGTCGGCCGCGCTTCTTGCTTTCAGTCATGGCAATATCATAGTGATTATTTTATGTATGTCCATTAAATATTGGATATCGGCGCTATTTGTCTACACCAAAGAACTTCTTACGCTGGGCTTTTACTTTGTCTTCGAAGTTCGGGTCTGTTGGTTTTCCATTGGAGTCAACCAATACGCTTACCTGGGTACAAAGGCACGCAATCGCGTTCCCACCCTCCTGATACCACTCCTCAGTCTCTTTTCGCGTGTATATCCCGCCGTGACGCTGTGCGTGTGTTTTGCGGGTTCTATCAGGTATTAGCGCGGATATGTGCATAAGACCTGTTCTTACACCGATCTGGTTAGCTTGGAAGTTCTCATCCCATAGCGCCCGGCGGTGCGCACCAGTTATCTCAGTTCGTGCTATTCGTTTAGCTCTGGCCAGATTACCCTTAGTTCCCTTCTTCTTGTCGCCAAACAATGACTTGTTAATACGCGAGGCTATCCGGTTTGGGTTTTCACCGTTGGACATACCATCGGTAAGGATTCTTCCTAGGCTGGCTTTCATATCGCCAGTGAGGCCCTTAAAATCCTCGAATGCCCGGGTTCCGATATAGATCAGCCTGTCCTCAAATGGAGTGGTTAGGCGTATGCCATCGTATGACCTTGGGTATGATCCCTCGGTTATAATCTCCATATCCCGAATGGCATCAGCCGTTGAGTTCTCATAAGCCTGTATGGAGGCATCAGAAAGCAGGTGTGTTCGCTCATTACCATCAAGCAGGATGTCATCGATGAGGTCTTGAATATAGGCGTCAATATCGTTGATCAGCGCTGCGTCTAACTGATACTGGTAGAAGTTCTGGTTTACCTGCATCACCTCAAACTGCAAGCCATCGATATACGTGCGCATCCCATTCAGAACGCGCTTAAATCGATTCTCAAGCTGCTTGAATACCCTTGCCTCAATAGCATGAGTTCCAGTTTTGTTGACCTTGGCAGTTGGCAATGGAGGGTTAGGCATTACAGCTCCTCGTCACCCACATCATCATCGCCTAATTGCTCGGAATCAATGTCATCATCTGTCTTAAGCTCATCAATGCCAGTCATAGCCAAAGCTGAATCCATGGAGATTGTAGGCTGACCAGATTCACGGGCCAGCTTGTTGATCTCCATTACCTTCTTCAGCATGTCCAGCTTTTCGGTATCGGATGGTGCAAACGGATCATCGAAAACAATCTCATACACGCCGCCCGGTGGTTCATCGATCAGCTTTAGCTTAATGAAATGATCAATTACCTTGCGCAGGGATGGTGCAGCAAAGTTCTCTTGACGGTCTTTTGTGGTCTTGGCCGCTTGCTTCTGATCCTCATCGGATGCCAGTCGCCCGGTCTGCTGGCCAATTAATACTGTCATAGGGTACTGAATACCCGCAGCGATAGACGATAATGCAATCTCAAAGTGTGGTTTCGGATCGGTCAGATTGATTGAGATAGTTTCGCGCGTCATGCCCTGGGATGTGAACGACTTGTCAAACCCTCTTACCCAGTCTTCTACAATCTCATTGAATCGGTCGGCAATTTCTGATGGGTTCGATGCGCCTAGCAATTGCTGAAGGCTTGTCAGGTTGGCGTCCTTCTCCATAGCAAAGAACTGGCTACCACGGGCATTCTTGAAGAATCCTTCACCGCCAGCACCAATCAACTTGAAACAGGTAACAAGGTCATTGAATGATTCTTTTAGCGCAGACTTGCCGTAAATAGTGCCATCGTCTGCACCTTCAGCCCATGTAATAACTCGATCTGGGCTGGCTAGTAATGATCGTCCAGTATCATCGTTCCTATCGCCTAGGTTAGATTCCTGAACCTGCCAGGTAATCGGATCGCCGTAGTTGTTTGAGAATGGGTCGTTATCGAACTGGCGCGGCTCTAGTTGCGCCTCATACAGCGGACGCATACGAACCAAGCGACCACTTCCGGGAACTACGCTTTTTTGTGGGTGCTTTCCATCTGTTATCTCAAGGAACAACCCGCCCCAGCGACCAACGCGCTGACGCTCATCAAGCCCACGAATAGCACGCCAGAAGCCTGTCTCCTCAAACAGCTTGATTAACTTCTGTTCCCATGCCGTAGGGTCTTTCGATTTAGAGTCATCAGTAATGCGTGGCGGCGTCTTCCATGTCTCAGTTACCGGGAATCGAACAATGGCAGAGGCCAGTGCGAACCGCTCAAACAGATAATAGAACGATTCAAACGTCAGGGTATGCTGATATCCGAAGTCGTTATAGATATTCGTGTGCTTTGAGTCTACGCCGTACTCTGAGAAGTTCTGAATACGTGAGCGGCGCATATTGGTCTGACCATTGGCCACCATTTCATTGACCGTCATAATTGCGTCAACCAGTTTCTTTTTCTGGCTATTCACAGCTACCGCTTGTTTGTTTTTGTCGCTTTTCTTCATTAGTCAAGCCTGAATGAGTTTTTAAGCATTGTACGGTATAAGCATAGAGTGTGCCAATTACCTGCGTCTAGATGGTATTAACAGTGCTGGTGCGCTGCCAGACTTCAACAATCCAATGTCAACAGCATCCATTGTGTTATCCACCATATCATCATGGTCGTGCGAGTCATCAACCGTGAACTGACTATGCTCTGCCACGAACTCAACAACCCACTTCTCATTATTTGGTATGCAGACCTTGCCAGCTTTAATTTGTGGTGCAGTATCGTATGCCCGGGTAGTCTTATCAATGTTGCGCTGGATTGGAGTGATATTAACCGGAAGCTCAGAGGTTAAGTCCTGTATTAGCCCTGTTCCTGATGATTTGTCCTCAACATGAATGCTTCTCAAGTTTCCTTGCACAAGATCATTCTTAGCAAAAGACGCCTCAACAAACGCCTTGAATTCAGCTCGAAGCTCCGGAGCATCGAACTTACCTCGCTTCATGTCAATCAGGTATATCTTACCCTCATGCACACCCCACTCACAGAACACACTGAAATCATTGTGTTGGCCTTTCTTCTGGGCAGTATCGGCTGTTATGAATCGATATTCCCAGAATGACGGCTTAGGTATATCTGCGCCTTCACCATAGTAAACCCACCAGTCAGGGTCGAACATCTGGCCACCCAGGGCTATTGGCTTCTGCATGTACTGAGACATGAATGTGTATTCATTTTGCTCCCACAGATCCATTAACTGCCCGATATCCTCGTTCTCCGGCCAGAACGAGTAATACCCTCTCACGCACTCAGAATTCTTTACGGCATTCCAGCAATTTGTCTTGTGTGGCTCTGGTAGGTTCTCTATGTACTCTTCTGTTATCAGGGCAGGAATTACCACTTGATCGAAGTCAAGACCCATTCCCCCACTCATCATGAACCCGGTAGCATCAAGTTGATGTAATCTCTGTTGAATGCTAATGATTGGCGTGGGGTGCGCTTTTGACTTATCACCGCGACGTGATCGAACCGTGTCAACAAGCATCCTGTTGTACTTATCACGTTTAACTGCCGAGAACATATCCTCGGGCTTCGAAAAGTCATCCAGCATCAATGCGCCGGAGTATTCAGGCCCAGGGTAACCTCCACGACCGCCGGTTATCTGACCGCCAGCCGAACGACTAACCATTTCGAACAAAACCTTATTAGTATCGCTAACAAGCTGCCATTCTTCAGCCTGATCTGCACCAAACGAAGAAGGCCAAAGCTCTTGCCACTCGCCAGATTTGATCATTTCCCGAACTCGGCGAGAGTTTCGTTTTACCAGTGAGTCGGCATAAGAAAGTGACAAGTAACGCTGTCTTTGTGATGGCGCTATATTTTGTATTGAAGACCATGGAGGAAAGAATATAGACCATGTTTCTGTTTTGGTTGAGCCTGGCGGTACATTGAGTATGGTATTCCCTCGCTTGCGTGACACTACGTCTTCCGCAATGCTTGCTACCATTTTATGATGCCAGTTAGTGATAAACCTTTGACCCTGTGTAATCTGGAACCATATTTGCTGAAATCTAAGAAAAGACCGTTCAGATATCAACCTTACGGCCTGCTTTTGGCCGTCACTCATTTCATCCCAATCAAGCATTAAATTTAATTCCGTGATTCTCATGAAATCCATATTTTAAATTTGCGGATTTCCTGGCATCTATCGCATCGGACAGTTCAGAGAACCTGCCAATATTTATTTGCTTGTACTTTACCTTTATTGTAGCTCGCCACTTATTATTTACTTTGTCCCAGCTAACTCCAGTAAACCCAGAAACATTGCTTGGCTTTGGCCTCTGGTTTCTTGAGTTTTCAATCTTATTTACAACCCTTAAATTCTCAATTCTATTGTCAGATCTGTTTCCATTTATGTGATCAATGGATTTCCCAGAAACACTAAATCCAGAATAGATTGCAACCATTCTATGATGAAGTTGCATTTTTCCACCTATTGATATCATTCTATACCCAGATTTAGCCATTGTTCCTGCATAACGACCTGTTGACCTTTCAACAAGCGCACCATAAAAGGCGTCGTATATAAATCTTTCTTGCAGGTATGATTGTGTAATTTCGATCATGATTGGTCTCTCATGCTGTGGTCGTATTTGATTGCGGAAAGCAACGACCAATTGCCTTTCAGGAGCTACCCTATCCGCTATAAAATTATATCAAAGCTTATCCAGTACATCCTGAACGTCTTTAGCAATGACTGTTGCTTTAGGCGTCATTGTTCCGTCTGTGCTTGTATGGTCAATGATCTGCTTATCTAGACCCAACAGCTTAGCCTTTCCCATTGTCGCTCCAACGGCCGCTGAGCTTTGAGGTGTCTCACAGGTCAATGCGCACGTTCTCGCCTCTTCTAGCTCTTTCAGTAGGTCGTCAACGGTAATATTATGCCTCACTCTGTGCTCCTCTTTTAATTCTTTAAGCCTTTGGGCCACCTTGGGGTTTTTCTGAAGCTTGCTTGACTCTTCCCAAATCTGCTTATCTGTCATATTTTCGGTGTTGTATGCACTTCGATATGCATCAGATGCACTATCTAATTCAATGCATCCGGTGCAAAACTTCTCTTGCTTCCGAGTCAATGCCATTAGATTAGGAACTCTTCTTCAGATGAACCCATACCTTAACCCTCCAACACTGCGTTAATGCCAGTGTATGTTGTTACGAAGAATTTCTTACCCATAACCTCTGTCCAGTCGTGCCAGTGGCTCAGGTTGATGTGAACACGATCACCCCGGCTGATGTCTTCATGGCCAGAGAATGCAACGGTGCCCTTGTTCTGCATTTCTTTACGCTCGTAGGCAACGCCGTTTTTCTCTTCTTCCTGACCATCTAATGTGATCAGTATCTTACCGTTTGCTGGCTTAAAATTCATTCGCCATTCCTTATGTATTCCCCTTTATACTCCAGTATATAACCTAGATTCGTTCCTAGGTCTTCCACCGGATAGGGGCGCTTTTTCATATTGTCGTAGACAATACCGTCCTTTACCAGCACAGCATGTCCTCCGCTTGGCAGCCTTGTGTATCTTACCTGGCCGCCTATTTCTTTCTGGAGTGTAAAAGCGTAGTCCTCACAATCGCCTTGAAATGGATGGTAGATGCTTTCGTAAGCTATCCACTCATTCTTTCCGGACTCTTCCCGCTTATACCTGAAGTTCCACCGGGCTATCCTATGGATA